TTAAAATATGGAGAAGATGAAGACTTATATAATTTATACAAACTAACCCCAAAGGAGAACCAACATGGAACTAGCACTACTACGTAGCTTAATGAACAAAGACTTCTATGAAGACCATAGAGGTGCAAGGTGTCCTGATAGGTTATTTAGCAAAGATGCTAGGACTATCAAGCACACAATAGATAAAGCAATGAGAAAGTATAACAGGGATGTAACACCTGATGAACTTGAAGCTCTGTTCTTGTCTAGCAATCCTGCTATGACAACTGCACAGAAACAAGGATACTCTGCATTGTTTAACGACATCAAAAGGCAGAAGCCTATGGGAACAGACATAGCACAGGATGTGTTGTCCAAACTGTTCCAACAAGTTATTGGAGAAGACGTAGCCAATCTTGGCTTTGACTTTGTCAATGGTGTACAGACAAGTATGAAACCTCTACGTGACTTACTAGAGAAGTACAATGATGACTTTACACCTGAGATGAAAATAGAATGGGATGATATCTCATTTGATACTTTGATGGCAAAACAAAGTCAGCAGACTAGGTGGTCATTTAATCTCCCTGAGTTAGCTAGGAAGGTAGAAGGTGTCAATGGTGGCTATCTTGTTGAAGTAGGTGCAAGACCTAATACAGGTAAGACTAGCTTCCATGCATCTCTTCTTGTAGGAGACAATGGTTTTGCAAGGCAAGGTGCTAAGTGTGTTGTCTTGTGTAATGAAGAGTCATATGACAGGGTAGGTTTTAGATATCTGACTGCATCTTCTAACATGGACAAGTATCAGATAAAAGATAATCCTGCACAAGCAAGAGATAGGTATAAACAAATATCGCCTAATCTAAAGATAAAAGATGTGACAGGCGAGGATATGTCTTGGGTAGAGAGTATGTGTAAGAGTGTTAATCCTGACGTGGTTGTGATTGACATGGGAGATAAGTTTGCACGTACTGCAGGATATGCTAGACCTGATGAAGCACTCAAGGCAAATGCAATATATGCAAGACAGATTGCAAAACAATATGATTGTGTTATATTCTATATGTCACAACTCAATGCAGAAGCAGAGGGTAGACAGAGACTTAATCAGGCAATGATGGAAGGCTCACGTACAGGCAAGGCTGCTGAAGCAGACTTGATGATATTGATAGGACAACCTGCAAGTGTTGAAGGTATAGATGAAGAATCAACCATGAGACATTTGAATGTTGTCAAGAATAAAATTACAGGTTGGCATGGCATGATAAACTGCAACATCAACCCACACACAGCGAGGTATAGTGCATGAAATTAACATTAGACGTAGAAAATACAGTAACAAAAAGAGATGGCAGAATGCATCTCGACCCATATGAACCTACTAATAAGTTAGTTATGGTAGGATGTTTGACAGATATAGGTAACGAGTATCTATTTAATATGGACTCAGGTGGCACACAGCATATTGACATACAGGAGTTACTCGATAGAGCTACCATACTTATAGGACATAACATAGCATATGACCTGATGTGGCTATGGGAATGTGGCTTCAAGTATGAAGGTCCTGTCTTTGATACTATGCTCACAGAGTATATATTACAAAGAGGTATAAAAGAACCTTTGCATCTCAAAGATTGTGCAATGAGATATGACTTGGAGACTAAGAAAGAAGATACGTTGAAAGAGTATTTTGCAAAAGGTTATGCTACAGATGAGATACCTAGAGGAGAGTTAAGGCAGTATTTATCTGCAGACTTACACGCTACACAGCAGTTGTCTGACAGGCAGTATAAGAAACTTAACTCTGTTAAATATGCTCATCTTATGGACACAGTAATACTTACAAACAAAGTGTGTGTTACTTTAGCTAGGACACATAGGAATGGTTTTAAAGTAGATGGGTCTATGCTAGAGTCTGTAAGGAAAGAGTTTGAGACAGAGAAGATAGATATAGAAAAAAGACTATCTGCCCAAGTTAGAAAATTAATGGGAGATATGTCTATCAATCTTAACAGTCCTGAACAGATGTCTTGGGTTATCTATAGTAGAAAGCCTAAAGATAAATCTATGTGGGCGAATGAGTTTATTCCTCACATGGCTGACAGTGACTTCAAGAGAGCAGTCAGAGAGAACTCTGATATAGTATATAAAACAACAGCACTTATGTGCAAGACCTGTAATGGCACAGGCAAGATAAGAAAGGTAAGGAAAAATGGAACTCCATTCGCTAATCAAAATAATTGTGTTCTTTGTGGTGCTAGTGGTTATACTTTTACTCCCACTAAACAAATCGCAGGACTAAAGTTTAATGCACCAAATGCCAAGTGGATATCTGCAAATGGGTTTGGTGTATCCAAAGGTAACCTTGATGTGTTACAAGGCATGGCAAATAGAGCAGGTATGAAAGAAGCTAGTGACTTTTTACAAGACCTCAAGAGATTGTCTGCACTAGATACATACCTATCTTCTTTTGTTGAAGGTATCAAGACACACGTAAAGTCTGATGGTATGTTACACGTGAGACTATTACAACATAGAACTGCTACAGGCAGATTTAGTGGAGCAGACCCTAATATGCAGAATATGCCTAGAGGTGGCACATTTCCTGTTAAGAAGGTGTTTGTATCACGTTGGGAAGGTGGTAAGATTTTAGAAGCTGACTTTGCACAGTTAGAGTTTAGAACTGCTGCCTATTTATCACAAGATAAGGTGGCTATTAATGAGATTAAAACAGGCTTTGATGTTCATGCGTACACTGCTAACGTCATTACGAAATCAGGTCAGCCTACTACTAGGCAAGATGCTAAAGCACATACCTTTGCTCCGTTGTATGGTGCGACAGGGTTCGGTAGGACAAAAGCAGAAGCAAGATACTACCAAGACTTTACCAAAAAGTACAAAGGAGTCGCATCATGGCATTCCAGATTGGCTAAAGAAGCTCTAGAAAAGAGAAGTATTACAACCCCATCAGGAAGAGAGTTTAGTTTTCCTGATGTACAAAGAAGAATGAATGGTTCTGTATCTCACTTTACACAGATAAAGAACTATCCTGTGCAGAGTTTTGCAACTGCAGATATAGTTCCACTAGTTCTTATACACATAGAAGACAGGTTAAAGTTATTACAGTCTTGTATCGTGAACACAGTGCATGACTCTATTGTGATTGATGTACATCCTGATGAGATTAACAAAGTTATTTTCATCTTAAAAGGTATCAACAAAGACATGAATACTATTATAAATCAACAGTTTAAAATAGACTTCAATGTGCCTTTATTATTAGAAGCAAAAATAGGTGATAATTGGCTTGACACTAAAGACGTTAGCTGATATAACTATGAAACATTTTAACTTTCTGAAAGGAGAATATATATGACAGAAGCAAACTTAGTAACCATAGATACTAACAATTATGACTCTATGGCAAAGGCTATGGGGATAGCCAACGAGACTAATGTGGTAGAAAAGAAAGCTCCACAGCTACCTAGATTTAGAATTAATCATGCTCCGATTGAAGAGGATGATGAGATTATAGTGAAGGGTGGTACTTATAAATTAGACATTCCTGAAGGTCAGGTCTTGTATGGTAAGACTGCAACCATCAGACCTTTCATGCAGAGATATATGTACAAGAGATTTGTAAAGAATATGTCTGCAAAAGCAGGAGAACCTATGGGTACTTATCATAAGACAGTCATGTCTGACAATCTTAATAAAGACCTAAAGGATAATCAAGGTGGATTCAACTGTGGTAAACCTGCAGGATGGATACAAGACTTTGATGCTCTGCCTGATAAAACTAAAGACCTTATCAAGCAGATTAAACGTGTGCGTGTAGTGTTTGGTTTAGTAGACCTGCATGATGCTGTTGATGCAAAGGGTAATAAAGTTGAGTTTGAAACTACTCCTTTTATATGGGAGATAGATAATAGAGAAGCATTCAAAACTGTGGGTGCAAACTTTACAAAACTTGCAAAGCAAAAGTGTTTACCTGTTCAGCATACTATAGCTCTAGCTACTGAACCTAGAAAGCTACCTAATGGTAGTAAGTTCTATTTGCCTACTAGCACGTTGAACTTGTCAGAGAAGATAGACCTGTCAGATAAAGACCAAGTTATGTTTGGAGACTTCCTAGCTTGGGTAGAGAACTATAATCAATATATAGTCTCTGAGTGGAACGAACAGGCTTCTCAAAAATCCATTGACGAAGATATGTCTACTGCAGTAAGCGATATCGTAGATGCAGAAGATAACTTTATAGAAGTGGAAAACGCATAGTGCGAAGTAACAATCCCTTTGCAGTGCATGGTATTAACTACTTGTCACCTAGTAGCATCAACACATACATTAATGATAATGCTTTGTGGGTTGCTAGGTATTTGTTTGGTGTTAAATCATCTAGTGGTGCTAGTGCTGTAAGGGGTATTGCTACTGAAGCTACTTTAGCAAACAAGTATGAAAAGAAAACCTTTGACTTTAACTATTTAGATATGCACTTCATGTCTCTGTGTGCTGAATCAGGTATTGATTTAGGAGATACGAAGACAGCTAAAGAAAAAAAGTTACTAGAAGGTTTTGGTAAAGTCATTGATGAGAACTTCGATTACGAAAATCTTGAAGCATACCAAGAAAAAGTATCTGTTGAGATTGATGACTTGCCTGTGCCTATAATAGGGTACATTGACTTTCGCTTTGCTGACAAGATAGTTGACTTGAAAACAACCACAAGGATGCCTACAAGACCGACTGAAGCACAGAAAAGACAAATGGCATTGTACTCTATGGCATATCCTAAGAGTAGTGTAGACCTGTTCTTTGCAAGTCCTAAAGAACACAAGAAGTTTACACTTAAAAACTTATCTGCATACAAGAAGCAACTTACTCAAGTGGCTTTTGGTATACAAAAGTTTTTGTCTGTCAGTGATGACAAGCATGAGATAGCTTCTCTTACATATCCTAACCTAGACTCTTGGTTGTGGACAGGTATGAAAGATGAAGCGAGTAAAATATGGAGTTTGAAATAATGACTGATTCTAAAAAGATAGAAGACCTGCAAAAGGACATTGAGACTATGGAAAAAGAGTTAGCTGAAGCTAAGAAAACTCTTCGTGATATGAGAACTAAGGGTTTGAGAGAAGCTATGGAAGCTAAAAAGTTAGCTGACGAAGCTGTAAAAGAAGAAATGAAAGCTCTTGGTGTTTCTTATTCTCATGATTCATACGAGTTCAATCCTTTTACAGGATGGAGAAGGCTACTCTAGTGTCTCCACACAAGATACGCAGAGATGCAATCAAGAATGGGTATAGGAGTGGCTTAGAACATAAGCTCTCCACA